CTTAGGTTGTTCGCTCAAAAAGTTCCAAAAAAATAAAAAATTCTCTAACTACTCCACCCCTCCTGGAGGAAAAATGATAAAAAAAGATAATTATTCAGAATCATATACATATGCAAATATGTTACATAAAATATGTGGTATGTCACCCTCTCAATTCTCAAGATATGTACAATTAGATAACACTTGTGCCATGTCAGTAGACGGTGAAATTCCTATGTATGCCTTAATATCAACATTACATGATGTAATACAAACATCGGGTATTTTACAAGCAAGAAATGCAACAGATATTGATGATATTAAAGTACAAACTAAAATGGCACACGAGAAACTCATGGCTACACAAATATCAAACCAAACTAAACTTGGTATATTGATGCGCAAATCTGAAATGTATTTAAGAGTTATAAAGTTTATAACAACATTTCAAAATTTAATGAAAAATATTATTATGGTGACAGCACAAAAAATGTCAGATTATGATATTAAGAAAAAATCGAAAAGAGATAATATTATTTTTCTCACTAAGTGTTACAATGACGCTATAACTTTCTTAGAAGACAATGTAAATATTCTTAGTTGGGAAGCAGATGGGGCATATAAACTAACCCATTCAAGGCTTGAAGCATTAAAGGAAATGGATGATGAATTAAATAAGGAAATTGAGGAAATAAATTCTTTTAATGAAGAAGACATTAGTTCCCTTACTCAGGTTAACGACGTTAGTCCCCTTACTGAGGTAAGTGAAGATGATATCTAAATATATTAAAAAATTAGCCAAAATGGACTTCAAAAAGGATATAACAAGTGAACAATTAAAAAGAATTTATGCTAATTCATCATTATCTACTGATGAAATTAAATATTTAAAGTTACCAAAAAGAAGATCTCCACTTGATGTGGCAGCTAATATATCATTACCATTGAAGTCTAATGTATTAAACAAAATTGATCTGTCAATGACACCTTATCTTATTGAACCTATTTCACTAATTGGGGACGACTCAGTAAGATTTATATATATTATTGCTCCTACTCAAAGTGGAAAAACTGTGGTGTTACAAGTGGCTGTGGCAGATACCATAGATCAAAATCCTGGTACTTTATTATATATATATCCAGATGAAAATAACGGTAAAGCAGCTATGCAAGAAAAATTAATTGGAATGATAAAGGAAACTGATTTTCTTTATAAGCATGTTGTTAGACCTGAAAAAACAAATTTGAGTACATCTAAGATAGTATTAGATAATATGACAATATGGCCCGCATGGGCTGGCAGTATAGGTACATTAAGTTCTAAACCAGCTAAAGTAATAATAATAGATGAAGTAAGATTAATGGCTTTGAAAAAGGGAGCCGAATCAAATGCTATAAAACATGCTTCAGATAGATTAACTACTTTTGAAGCATTTGGTCAGGCTCAAGCTTTGGCAGTGTCTACACCTTCTATTCAAGGTGATTTAATGCACCAGCAAACAGATTTACCAGGTCTACAAATTTTACATAGAATGTTATGTTGTCAATCTTGTGATAGATATTGGAGACCTGTATTTTTGAAGCATGTAACTTTAGATAACGGAGTAGCAATTCTATTATGTCCTTTTTGTAATAATAAACAGGAAGAAGGACATTTAAAAAAATTACTTAATGCAAGGTCGGCGTATGGAATACCCAAGCAACATTCAGGAGAACGTCATATTCCACCCATTGGTGAATTAAAATCACTTGAAACACTATTTTGGTTTGAGAGTATTAGTTCCCCATTTAGAAGTCTACAACGTATATCAAAGGAATACGAAACAACTATTGGTAAGATGCAAGATTATAGAAACACTGTTCAGTGTTGGTTTGCAGAATTTTGGATAGAGTCTATAAGTAGAGTCAGTGAATTAAAATTAAAAGGAAGAATAAAAAAAGGATATATGAGGGGAACAGTTCCCCTTGGAACAAAATATCTTACAGGTGGAGTAGACGCTCAGGATGATGGATTTTATGTTTGTATTTTAGCTTGGAACTCTGGAAAAGAATGTCATTTGGTTGACCAATATAAGATATTGTGTCATAAGGATACTACAACCTGGGAAAAAACTTCTCGAATATTGGAAGAGAGATTAAATACGAGAAGATGGGATGGGTGGATGTTAGCCTCTTGGACTATTGATATTGCGGATGGAGATAGAACTCATGAATTAATGGATGCAACTTGTGATATGGAAAGATGTCATAGAATTAGAGGTACTAATAGTAATCACCAGGTTACTAATATAAAATACAAAAAGGACTTAGATTATTATCAGGTTAAGTCATATCCATACCTGGATGAATCTGATGCACTTGCAGTTTCTAAAAATTTCTATTTATTTGAAAATGTTGAACAGGATTTTTTAAATCAATTTGTTAATGCTAAAAAGACAAATGAACCAAACAAACGTACAGGCATTGAAGTAGTAATATGGAAAAAATCAGGTCAAAATGATTATAGAATGGCATTTGTTTATGCCTTAGAGTCATTAGATTTTTACATAGATGGTGAATTTACATTGAGGGATGTAATGGATAAGGAAGGATTTACTTATAATCCCGCTATAAAAATAATAGTTGATCATTCCCCAAGCGGAACAAATATTAGTGCTTCAGGTGGTAAAAATACTGAAACGTCAGGTGATTATACTTCAGTTGAGGAAGATTTTTCAACAGATAGCTGGTCAACAATGTAACCTAAGTAAGAGAACTAACCTAAGTAAGAGAATTAATGAAAGGATATTTTTTATGTGGACTGAATTATATGAAAAAACAAAATTATGGATGTCAGAAAGAAGACCTCAAGAATTTATAATCCAAACATTATCAAATCAAAGAGAGATGAAAACTACTTATTCAGGCACTTATGATTTAGTAACAATGCTTAAGTTTCTTGAAGGTAAGGCAGCAGAAGAACAAGCAATAAGTAATGGGGAGATACTTTGTGAAGGTGGATTATTTTCTTCAATTTGTCAATTAGGGGGTTAGGATGGCTTCAAGATTTAAAGCTCTCGATGAGTTCCCTTATTTAACATCTACCAGAATTTCTGATGATCCCCTTGAAAAAGAGTTATGGGATTATGACACATTAAGGGGACTACATGAAGTCTCCAGTGAACTTATAAAAAACAATGCTATTGCAGCAAGTTTCGCAATGGCACACGTAAATGCATTTATGGGTGGTGGTATTCAAACTACTATTGAGGGTTCTGATTATATTACTAAACCATTAAAAGAGTTATTTAGTTTAGAACCCACTTTCGATATTAATAAGTTATATAGTTTAGATATGTTAATGGAATACGTAGTATTTATGACATTTAAAAAAGGTGACGTATTAATACATACACCCTATGTTAAAGACAGGGGTGAAATAGGTACGTGTGTTGAGTTAATAGATGCAGGCAGAATAAGAACACCTTTGACAAAAACATCTGATAGTAATATCAGAAATGGAGTCAAGTATTCTGCTGGTGGTAGAATTGAGGGATATTACGTAGTTCCCATTGAAGCTGTTATGCAAAAGATGTCCTATACTGATTATGATTTTATACCTTTATATACTAAGGGTAAATTTGGGTTAGTTAAACAGAACTGTTTATTAAATAAATCCCCTCTATTCGATGAATTTGGTTCAGCAAGATCTTATCCACCATTAGTTCCTTCATCGAGGTTATTAAGGTATACGGATAAGTATGTAGAGGCTGTTGTAATAGGGGCTAATGTAGCAGCCTGTTTTGCTGGGTTCATAACTACAAGCAATCCTGCTGGAAGTAAGAAATCATTTGATCAAAATGATAGAAAATTGAAACAAATAGGTAAGATGTCACCAGGTGGTTTATATTTTCTTAGAAAGGGAGAAGATATATCTTTTGGTTCTCCTTCAAGACCTGCAGATAACACAGATTCCTTCATTAAAAGATTAACGCTTATGTGTTCTGCTTCTATAAGATGGCCATATGAAATGGCTCAACTTCATTTGGAGAACACATCTTTTTCTTCCTGGAAAGGTGGAGCTACTGAAATATCCCAAAACCAAAACAGATGGGTAGCCCGTTTAAGAACAGCTTGTAATTTTATAATGAAGAATATTTACCAGGAAGCTGTTGTTAAAGGAATGGTAAAATATAGTGACAAAACAAAGTTCAAATTTGAGTTTCCTAAATTTAACCCTCTTGACCCTGAAAAGAAGGCAAGAGCAGATAATGTAAATCTTAATAATAAAGTCACATCATTACATAAAGTATATTCTGAGAGTAATGAAAATTATGAGAATATACAGGCACAAATTGAAAAAGAAGCTATGGATGTACTTGAAAGACAGGCAAGACTTGTGTTAAAAACAAACGAACTTGAAGATACCTTAGATATTACATTATTTTCAGAGGGCGAGGATGAAGAAAAAAAGAAAAGTACAAAAAGAGAAGGTGAAACAGTAGGTACACTAACAGAAGATGAAAAGAAAGAGAGGAGAAAAGCAGATGGAAATTTCTAATGGACTAATGTCCATAAACCCGATAAGTTTGAGCGGTATGAGATCCTTATTTCAGGAAAAATATTTAAGACCTACTGAACCTTTAGAGGTTAATCCCGAAGCTACTTTAGAAGAAGGTACAACATATCAAAGGATAAATAAAGGTTTTGAGACTGAAGTTATTGGAAAAACTTTAGTATATAAAATATCTGGAATATTAATGCCTGACTCTGTTTGGCAGGGTACTGTTGACACTCTGGAATTAATGGAGTCTTTACGAGAAATTGATGGAATTTATGATAAAGTTATATTTTACATTAAGTCACCAGGGGGTTCTGTTAATGGGATGTTTGAGGTGGCGGAAATTATAAAAAGTATTACAGTAAAAACTGTAGCTTTCAGTGACACAATATTATGTAGTGCAGCTTATTTAATGGCTGCTTCCTGCGATGAAATTGTTGTTACTCCGTCAACCATGATAGGTAGCATTGGAGTAATCTGGGATATTATTAAATATCCAAATGAATATTCTTATACATTTACCAAAGGTATTTATAAAGCTGCCTTTCATCAAAATAAAAAAATGGATTTATCTACTAAAATTTACATAGAGCAAATATTATCCTTAACCTATGAAAGATTAGTGGAAACAATATCAAAATATAGAAATAAACCATTACAAGAAGTAAAGGATACAGAGGGTGCTTCTGTACTTGCGTACATGAATTCCTGGTTTTATGATAGAACTGTATTATCCTATGGACATTTAATTAATCAATAACTCTAACAAATCTCAGTACCTGAGTAAGGGAACTAACATGCCTTTTAGTCTATTTAAGAATGTTTCACCTGTAACACCTGCACCTGTACCTGTAGCACCTGTACCTGTAGCACCTGTACCTACAGTAGAACCTGTAGCACCTGTACTTGCAGCAGCACCTGTAGCACCTGATTCTAATTTACAAGTTAATTTTGTAGCTTTGAATAGTGAACTGTCAGATTTGAAAGCTTCTATTGAAGTGGATAAGCAAAATAGTAAAGTACTTCAAATGGCATTATCTGCTGGTGCTTCTTTTGAAGATGCTCAAAAACTATCATCTTTAAATTGTTCTTATGAAGATAAGATACAACAAATTATTACAGCTACGGCAACTTTTAATGCGGATGCGCTTAGTACCCTTCAGGGAACAAAACCACTCGGGGGTGGAGAAACTCCAAATAAAGATGAGGTTAATACCACTTCGCAAGCTGTTCAAGCTGTCATGAAAGAACATGGAATTAATGGGATACAAGCTGTACAAAAAGCTAAACTTATGTATCCTGAAATTTATAATAAAAGACAAGAAACCTATTACGGAAAGAGGTTATAATGGCTATTGTAAAACAATATGAGAAGCAGGGTGTAAATATTACATTCAAAGCTGGAATAGCAGGAATGAAAGCTAATAGGCTTGTTCACATAGATCAAGCAAATGGCATTGTCAATTATTCATATCTTGAAGATAAAGTTAATGGTATATTAATGAGTAGTTCGGTAGATATTGGAGACGCTGTAACAGTAAAACTTCTTCCTAATTTCCAGGGGAGTTTTGATATTGCAGTTATAGATACTGGAGCAAGGGGAGCTGTTCTGTATCTTGATATACAAACTGATCAGGCAAGTGCTACTGGTTTGTGTAAGTTTTTAGCTGGATCTTCTACAAAAGAGATAGCTATTGCAAACAATGCTTCAGTGGGGGCAAATTTCCCCCTAAATATTGCAGCTTATCAAACTAACGAAATTAATAATATTGAAATTAATGCTTAATCAACTTAAGTAAGGGAAAGGATATAATTATGCCAAGTAATAGAATGCTCAATGCTGACTTAAGATACGATCTTATGCAGGTAATTGATGAGAATGAAATTGCTCAATCTTCAAAGGTGGTAGCAGCAGCAGATAAAATTGCTCCACCTATTGAGGTAGATGAAGAAAGTGGACATATACCAGTACTATCTGGGGGTGCTGGTGCAAGACTTGTTGATGGAGATAGAGCAGAAGATGGCTCATTTCCAAGGTTTAAGTGGGTAATAGGGGATGAAACTTATAAAACATCAATAGGTGGCTGGGAGGCTCCTATAGATAATATTTCTGATTATACCGCTTCCCGATTCATAAACCTTGAGGAAGAAAATGCTAAAATGTTGTTTGGAACACGACGTGTAGGAAAAGAATTTAGGGTCAGCGCTCCTGTAAATGCTCATACAAGTTATCCCGTTTCTAACAGAACAGCTATAACTGCAGCAGTAGATAACTTTATCACAGGTACTAATATGCTTGAGATGGGTATAACTGCAGGGGACGCTTTATTTTCAAGACACGGGTGTGATCTGGAACAAATTTCTTTGATAATTGGTACATCTGCAATAAGAAAAATATTGAATGAACTTGCAGATCTTAAAGATACTATGAAATACACATCTCCACTTCAGGTAGAGACACTTGATGTTAGGCTAAAAGTATTATCTGATTATCTTGGAGTAAAAGAAATTATTCCTACTACTGGTAGATACAATACCGCTAATGCTGGTAAAACTCCTACATATGCCAAACTCTGGGATCAAAACCAAGCGGTGTATGCTTTATTGAGTTCTGGTGGCAAATGGGATAAGTCTTTTGCCCGACAGCCAAGTTTTAAGAAACCCTTAGGTGGGCAAGATTACATTCTTGAAACCTATGATGAATCTGTTACACGTCAATCAATAACCAGATTAGTTGAGTCAAGAGGAATCCATATTGACTATACTTGTGGTTATAACGTGTCAGGTATTTTTTCCACTACCTAAGTAAGGGAACTATCATGGCTATTAAATTATCGGGTTCTAAAGTTACACTTCGCAATATCAAACGTGAAAAGAAACTTATAAGACGAGTCATTCAGATTGAAATTGCTAAGTGGTTAGACACAGTGAAAGTGGGTGCTAAGAAAGAACTTATTCAAAACGCATCTGGGTCACGTGTACCTTATATAGCCAGAAAGAAACAACCCTCAACAGGTGGAAAACTTACCAGTAGAACAGGAAAGCTAAGGTACATGCTTGGCGAGGAACCCATTGGTTCCTGGTCAGGTAGTATCTTATATAAAAAAACAACATCTTCATTTAAAATGCAAGTAAAAGCTGGGGATGACATATTTACTGGAACAATAAGATCTTATATTTCTTCTATAAATTCTTCTATGTTTGAAACAAACGCAGGTGGTGGAAAGAAGATGCCCACTGAAAGTAAGGCTACTTTGATGGCAAGATTAAGTTGGGAATTTAGGGGAAGACCTTACTTAAAGCCTTCAGCAAAAAAACGTATGAAAAATTTAGAAAAAGAAATACAAGAACCTCTTAGAAGAATAAGGAAATTATAATTATGCCTAAAAGTATGAAGATATATACAGAATATTACTTTGATAAATTCGAGACTCATATTTTTATTGACCACGGGTTGGTCATTGTTCAGTTAGGAGATACACATGATTGGATGGAAAAAAAATCTACTGACTTTACCCGTATAGAATTTCTTATAGGTGCTAAAGTTGGAAGTGGCGAAGTAGATAATGTGTCACAGGATGATACATTAAAGATGATAGTAGCTGCATATACTTGGCACGATGAATTAGCTAAAAAATCAGATATTTTATCTATGTATGATTTTATGGATGAAATAGAAAGCGTAGTAAAAGAAATTTCTGCGGATAGAGCTGCAGGAAATCCACCAAGTACGGATTTTCTAAAACTTGAATCTTATTCAAATATAATGATGGAACCCTCATTCTTAGACAATATAAGTTGTGGGATTATGTCATATGATATAACATTAACTAAAGAATTATATTAAACTTAAGTAAGAGAACTAACAAGGAGGGTCAATTATGACCGCAACACCTAAAATGTTTCAAAAAATGGGTTTCAAGATGGAACAAGGTTCAGCAGGAGCAGGTCAATCCCTTGGATGGGGAGATCCTGATTCTGCAGAAGTATTAGGAGCAGATAATGCAGTTCCTTATTTAGCCTTTGAAACTAATCCTGAAACTGATACAAAAAAAGATGAATCTGTAACGAGCAATGCATTCGGAGCTTCACCTCGATTGGTAGGGAAGAAACTTTCTAAACCATTATCCTTTTTAGATAGATATTATGGTTTAAATAAATTGTATTACTGGATGATGGGTTTTGAGAATGTCCCAATAAATGTTGTAGCTTGTAATGCCATAGCAGATCCCTGGTCAGCAAGTGAACCAGTAGCAGGGACTTTGTTTATACAAGCTACTAATGAATATACTTATTTAAGACGTGAAATAGTAAGAGATACTAATGGAGATTCAACATACCTGTATATTTTTAGGAATGATGATGAAATTGCTCCCACAGCTTCTGGAGTTATGACTACTGGTGGTTCTGATACTTTCACATATACGGGACGTTCTGATGAATTGTTTGAGCATTTATATGAGCTTAATGCTTCAGGTAGAAGACTAAGAACTTTCCTAACTTCTGAACAAATATCAGGATGGACTTCAGGTGATAAAATAAATCTTATGGCAACCCTTGGTAAGAGATTCTCTGATTATGATCAGAGAATACAAAATTCTATGTGTAAGAATTGGAGTTGGAAGGTATCGGCAGGAGATTTATCACAGTTTGAGTGTGGTTATATTGGGTATAATTTAAAGCAAGGTGATTATTCTTCTTCTGATTGGACTCTACCATTAGGTTTAACTAATAATACAAGTGTTCCCCCAAGTCATGAAACGGTATTTAAAATTGGTACTATATTTGAGGGGGCAGGTAAAGACATGATCTCACTTGGACTATCCGAGTGTACGCTAACATGTGGTATTGCTCTTGAAGAGATACAAACTTTAAAGAGTGGAATCTGGCTTGATACCCCAATTCTTGGAGATCAATACGAATTAGATCTTACTGCTACAATAGCAAGACATGATAGTCAAGTGTATGAGAATTTGAGAGATAATCAAAGTTTAGTTTGTGTTCAAATAATTAGTAACATGGGTTACTATATGAGGGAATTTCTTATAAAGTCAGCTCTTTTATCTGGAGCTGGACCAAATAACGAAAAGGTTGCACAAGAACCTCTAACTCTTGGAATAGGATTTACAGATACTTCTCCCTTTACCTTACATACCTATGGTAATTCAGAAGTTCAAACAAGTCCAATTCTTGTTAGAATAAGAAATGCTTCAAGTATTAATGAAATGTTCGCAGTATAAATGTTCGCAGTATAAATAATAAAATTCTCTGGCGGTGTTAATCACCGTCAGTCCCATTACTTAAGTAAAGGATTTATCATGTTAGTATTAAAAGACAATAGAAGTTATGAATTTGAGTATTGTGAAGATGAAAAGGTAGTATCTCTTTTTAAATTTAAATTTAATTTTAGTGAGGAAAAGGATTATTCCAGTGTTATAGAAGGTTTAAGAAAATCAGTACCCTTAGAAGATGGAAAAATTGATGAACGTGAATTAGCTTTAATACTAACAAAAGCAAGAGACAAAGAATTAAGAGAGTCACTTATCTCATGCAGTGGTGTTGAGTTAGAAGACGAAGTAGGAAAGAAATATCCTTGTGTTATTACAGATGAAAATGGCAAAGTTAATATTAATAATCAAAAAATAATCTTTGAGTTTATAAAATCACAGCCAGAACTACTTGAGAAAATAACTCAAGCTCAAGGTGGCTTGTCTCAAAAAAACTTATAGACTGGTGTGATTTGCACTTTGACTATGGATGGGATATTCAAAAATGCTTAAAGTGCCAGTCTATATTTAATAAATGTAAAAAGTGTAAATATACAGGACACCAAGAAATAAATGTAAAAGATTTAATAAAGTATACCTGTTTACCTGAATTGTGGGCTATATTTAATAAAGTTATTAATATAAGTCCGCTTAGGGAAACAGGTTTTTCTTTAGAATTAATGGATACGTATTTAAAAAACTCAACCCATTATTGTAATTGGTCTCAAAAAGAATTTTGGGACTCAATGGAGTATTTTTTAAATAGAATTAATATTCATTTATCTGCGAAAAGGGAACATAATAGAAAATCACTTAAGTAAGGGAACTAATATGCCATTAATATTAAAATTAAATGTAGATGGGGGTAAGAAGATAGAAGTAGCCCTGGATGGCATAGAAAAAAAACTTAAGAGAACTTCTCGTACTACAAAATCTTTTGGTAATATATTAAAAGGTGTATTAGCTGCAAGAGCAATTACAACTGCTACATCTAAAATTATATTGGCATTTAGATCAATGGGTTCTGAAGCAATAAAGTATAATGATACCCTTCTGAATATGAAGGGTATTACTCAAGCTACATCAAAGGATATGGAAGTACTCCATAAATCTATTATGAAGACAAGCAATCCCACAGAACATTTGGGGAGTGCGGTTGCAGATGCAGCTCTTATAATAGCTAAGATGGGGTTCAGCGCTAAAGAAACATCTAAGAACTTAAAAGTGGTTATGGATCTTTCCACAGCTTCTATTGTAGAAAGTAGTGAAGCGGCACAGGTAGCAATTCAAACGATGAAGTCTTTTAATATAGAAGGTACTGAATTGGAAAGAGTCGCTAATGTAATACAAACAACAGTATCAAAAACAAGCTTAAGTTTTATGGATTATGCTGAAGCTATGAAATTTGTTGCTCCCATAGCTGCAAAAGTTAATGAGTCCCTGGAAGTTACAAGTGCTTTAGTAGGAGCCTTGGGTAATATTGGTTTAAGGGGTAGTATAGGTGGTACTGCTATAAAGAATATGTATCTTAACTTACTAAAGCCAGGTGAAAAAGTTAATGATATGTTAAAAAGAATGAAAGATGAAGGTGGAACATTAATAGATATTTTAGTAAAAATGAAAGATGAAAATATGTCTATTGGTGATTATATGAATACTTTTAATAAACGTGCATTAGCTGCTGCTCTTGGTGTAGGAGAATTAGGTGATTCAATTGCTGTTCTCCTTAAACTTCTTGAAGATGAAGAAGTAAAAGTTTCAGAAGTGGCTGAAGTTATGAGAAAGAGTTTTATTAAACAATTAAAGATTACCCAAGGTTTATTATTTAATGTTGGTAATGAGTTTATTACTGTTGCTACAAAGGGTGAAGTATTTACGGAATCTTTTGGTGATATAAATAAAGAGCTTGGGGATTTTCAATCCTGGGTAATATCAAATGAATTTTTAATACAAGAATTTTCAAGATCCATAATGGAAATAGCATCAGGTTCCTTAGTTGTATTAGTAAAGTCTTTAAGATTTATTATAGAGCATAGTAATGTTGTTATTACTGCTATAAAATTTTTAGGTGCAATGAAACTTGCGGGTCTCATAATTAGTATTAAGTCCGTTAATAAGTTATTAAAATCTACAAAACTTTTAGGTGCTGCTGCAATGGGTCCCCTTGGTTGGGTGGCTATAGCACTGGGTTCTGGGTTAGTGGCTATGAAAGCCTATGTGGATCAGGTTGATAAAATAATTGCCAAGACAGCTAATTTAGACTTAAGTAGGGGAACTAACGTTGATAGGCAGATTTCAGCTCTTGAAAAGTACTTAATAGTAATGGATAAATATAAAAAAGAGTTAAAAGATATTCAAACTAATTATGGTTCTTCTTTTATAACTTCCTCTATTAAAAAAGATAAAGCCTTTAAGGATATGACCAAGGCAGGAAATAAGATAGAAGTAGAAATGAAGTTACCCAAAAACTTCCTTGATACAGTTTTAAATAAGGAAGCAGCTCTAAAAAGAATTAAATTTCTTAAAGGTATCTTTCCTGAAGACGCTATAGATGAAAATACAAAGGCTATAAATAAAGCTTCTACTTTTATGGACACACTCCGTGCAGCTCTTGCAGATGCAGAAAAAAAGAAAAAAGCTGGTGTAGCTAAGAGATCTTCTACCAAGAAAGATCCGGGTATGCTTACTGGTTGGGGAAAAGATCTTTTTGTAGATATGGAGAGAACAGTTAGAACTTCCTTTACTTCAAAAGTAGATTTAATAGCTACAGATTTTAATGGAAGTCTAAGGTATTTAATTGAAAGGGTAAAGAAAAGTGCAGATGATTTTAATAATTTAGGTGTTCAAAAAACAATATCTAAAAATTATATGATGACTCCTACTTCATTAAGTGGTACAATAAAAAGACCTATAAGTCCCTTGTTAGGAATGCAAAAACAATTATCCTTTCCAGGTGGCGGTGTATCGCCAATATCAATACAGATAAGTAAAGACTTTGATAAAATGCTTATAGATATTAAGAAAAAACTTGCTTTTGAACAGTTTCATATTAATTTAGATATAGCCGAATTAGATAATTCTAAAACTAAAGAACTTGTAAGACATTTAAAGGATGTTAATAATAGAATAAAAACTACTAAAAATGAAATAGCTTCTATAGAAAAAGAGTTAGATAGCGTCAACGAGGACATTGCAAAATTTGTTGAAGGACTTGCTAATGGTTTCTCTACCTGGGGTAACATATTAATTGATACACTTGGATTAATAGGTGAAGCCCAAGATAGAAATTATCAAAGAGAACAAGATGCCCTTACTAAACGTCTTGAGAATTTAAAAAGGGAACGGGATAATGCAATTAGTGCCCATAAATTACAAAAAAATTCTGTATATTTAATTGATAGATCTTTTAGAAAGAAAGAACAAAAGCTACTTGATGAAAAAGAAAGAAGAGAAAAAGAGTATAAGAAAAGGCAACACGAAGCAGCTATTCAAACAGCTATTATGAATGCTGCTTTAGCTGTCTTATCTGCTATTGCTACTGCTAATACTATTCCTGGAAAAATAGCCGCTGGAATAGCCTTCGGTGTTATAGGTGCTATTCAGGTTGGTATAGTTGCAGGCGCTGGTGAAAGTAGAGGTAATACTGATACTGTTGAGAGTAGAGTAAGTAGAGTTGTTGAGTCTCGTTCAGCCAATCTTGTTGTAAATGTAGAAAATTTATATGATGATGTGGAGCATACAAGAAACACAATGGAAGCTGTCTTTAACGCAAGGGAAGATTATGGAAACAGTAACTTTTAGTGCTTTCTCGGTGGCTGGAACATTAATTGGCTCTGTTAATGTTAGCGGGGTAGTAGTATATGGAACAGATTATTATATGATTCCTTTAAACCAGGCAGAAGGATTGACAGTAGATGGACATTCAATAGTTCAAGGAAATGTTGTTTCACGAGGTAGTGGGTCTTTAATAATTAAAGGGGTTTCATTATCGGAGGGAAGAACTTTTCGTACTTGGTTATCTAATACTCTTCAATATAAAGCTAATTTTTTGGGATTAAATACTGATGGAGTATTAATAGACTTAGGTAAGGGAGCTAACGTTCCAATTACTTTCTCTCATAATGCAAGATATGCAGGTAAAACAACTAAACAAACATCTGTATTAGAAATACCAGGTGTTTTTGCTATTGATTTTAAATATACTTTTCTCTAAGGGGTTAAAAATTATGGAATCAGTAATTCTTATTATATATCCATCTATATCAGATAACTGGGTTACTAATCCATTATTTAACTCTTTGCCAACATCTGTCGGTTATATTATGGGTTCAGGATCTGTTGTTAGTTCCCTTACTGAAGTAACTGCTTGTATGTTAAAATTTGGAAATATACACAATAAAATAGATTTTATGCAGGCTACACAAAGTGAAAGAGTGGAAGGTAAAATATCTTATGGAGTTGGTGGTCTCACTAAGTTAAAGACTTTTAAATTTTCAATTAACGGTCTTGATGGTAAAAGAATTATTGGGCGTAAAATAGAGGTAAGGGTTTATACAAGTTCAACAGTTTATACAACAAGATTTGTTGGAAAAGCATCCTTAGTAACAATAAGATCACTTGATACTGAAGTTACTGTTAAGGGTACATTTAGTAATTCCAATCCTTTATTAGTAGGTAAAGAATATGTTGATGTAGAAGGTAAAATACAGAATAGTCCGTTAATTTTAGGCATGCCTCCTGAATATGTTAAATTGGATAAATACAGATCTTCTGTTGGTGTGGGATTATGTTATGACGATAGATTGGGTATTACAGATATATATGTTAAGGATAAAAAAGAAAATAATTTCTATAAAACTACTACACCATTTGAAGTAAAGGATAGTAAAATTATTTTTCAAGACGCTAAAATGCTTTACCTTGCTACAGCTTTAACAGATAATAGCACAGAAGTAAGGGTACACGATTATGTAACATATCTTATAACCTTTGATTTAATTACCTGTCCTTTGGATTATACTGATTATATAATATTGTCCAATGGAAGTTATGATAAGAAATTAACTAAAATAAGAGAAGAAGGTATTTCTGCTTTATATGCTGGAGACGTTATGTTATCCTACCCTGAAGTATTTACTGGATTTAGAGATAAAATATTAGATAAGGTTACTAATTATACTGCCTGGACATCCAGCGATGGTGTAACTAAAGACGATTTAATAAATACAGCATCCTGGTTTGAATCATTTGATATTTACGCAATTGAAGGAATACAGATTCCAAGATTAGTAACTGAAAATGAATTTACGTTATCAGATGATTTTTTATTGTTTTTTGGTGAAAGAAATTACAGAGAAGCAGTATATTGCACTCCTGCAGTACCACCTCAACACCCAATAAAAACAGAGTATTTATTTGCGCCTCCTGGTAATATAGTTCCAAAGGATCAATCACAAATGATTCTTAAAGTTGGTAATGAAGAAATGTTAATCTTGTATGCAGATGATGGATTGGTGGAAGATACACAAAGAGTTTTAAATGTAGTTAGAGGGTTTAATAATACTGAAATAGTTGCTCATTCTGTTGACGATCTTGTAATTGTTTTAAATAGTAAAAATAGTTATTCACCTTCAGTACATATTGATGAAAGAGTAAGACAATTAAGCAATTCTGACAGTGAACCAGATCCAGATTATAATAAATGGACGACAGATTGGCAAGATGGTGTTTATTATAATTGGGAATTTATTATTCATAATAATGGGAATAATACTGAAAGAGAGTATTTATTTTTTAATCCTACAATACCAGATTTAACGATAAGTGAAATTGAATCTTTTTATATATATTCATATATGCGGGCTTATTTACAAGGATTTACTGAATCTCTTTGTTTATCCATAGCTTTAGCAATAACAGAAGATGAAGAATATTCAGGAGCTTCTACTTCTGTAGATAAGAGCTTATTATCTAATAGATTTTTTGGGTATAATGAACACGCAATAGTTGAACACAAAAATATACATAAGCCTTCTCATGTTTCTATACATAGCGATTATATTGTTATAGATAGGTGGGAACAATATAAAAATAATTTTACCTGGAATTTTTCCAGAGCGCCTTTTTTATATCAAACATGGGTAACAAATACTTCTCAGATAGAAAGAAGGGAAGGTAAACAAATAATGATAGGTAGTTGGAATATGTCTAATAATCCTTATCCTTTAGATACTGTAAATCCATCTAATGGTAGAATAATAATATCTTATGCTGTTAGGAACACACCACTTGAGTATGAGAACTTACAGGAAATACAGTATGCTCTTGTTGCTATATATCCTTATTTACCCGCTTATCAACAAATACAGGCTGACGTAGAACTTGTGTTAAGAACTGTAATAGATTGTAAAGCACCAATATCAGATAATGACTGGTACGCCAAATTAACGTCCTTATCAAATGAAATAAACGATGCTACATTAATACAAACTATAAGTATAGGAGCGAATGCTACTATATATTTAGATAATGATTCTTATTTATATATGGAATCGGATATTAATCCATTTTCTATTTATGATATATCTATGACGGGTTTTCTGTCTATTAAGCAAGCTATACCATTAACTGGTTATAGTGATTTGGCTGCCGGTGAAATAGTGGAAATAGATAGTTTAATTTGTAAATTATCCTCAGGATTTGTATTTTTGGAGTCTACAAATTACGTTATCGATACAACTAAGATTTTTGTTAATAGTGTAAAAGCAAAGATTTTAGGAAAAAATGAAGTATCTACAGCTCTATTTATATATGTTATTGATGGAACTGACCTTAAAGTATATAAAAAATCTGCATCTAATGCTGGAAATCCTGCTAATATACTAAAAAAACTTTTATTAAATTATGATATTGATGATAATCCAAGTGATCCCTTTGACACTTCTTACTCTTTTGGTAAGGTTAGAGTGAATAGAGCTTTAGATAAGAGAACGCTAATTATTAATAAGCCTACAGCATTAACTACTATATTGGATAGTTTTTGCAAAAATTGTGGTTTAGTCATCTATGAAAATAATGAAGGATTAATTAGTTTAGTAGATTTACAAGTTAATGATAGTGTTGTAGAGTTAACAATAAATGATAGTAATACCCTTCTTAATAGTAAATATATTCCTGAAGTGAGGGTAAAAACCCTTGAAGCTAAGTATTTAATAAGTGAATTAGATATTAAATATTCCCCTTTAGAGGAAAAATTTATTAAAGAAGTTAAGTCGGATAATTTAAATGCTGCTCACATTAATTTACTTGAAAGTTCAATAAGTTATGGAGCCGATAATAAAGTAGTATTTCATTGTAATACTACAAGTGATAAGAATATTGCTCTTAGTAGCGCACTTACTTTATTATCTTATCACTATGAACCAAGTGATATATATTATATTAAAACTCCAATTTCTACTAATTTAAGGATAGGCAGTAAAGTAATAAGAATGGATATTACTTACTTAGTAATAGGAGTTAAAGAAACTTTACCTGTTGGTAACAAATTGGCTTACCTTGAATATGAATTATTAAGAGATTCTTCAGTTAGTGCTATTCAAGAGGTTTATACTAATGATGAAAAGATTCAAGAAGTAGTTACTAATAGTGATATAATACAAGAAATTATTTCTTAAAGTTTAACTTAAGTAAGGGAACTAACATGCCAACGGTAAACAGAGAGATATATAGTATAGAAGATACCCTGAGTAATCTTTTAAATAACTTAAAGAATACTCAAAGAGGTGTAATTTCTGATCAACCTTCAGGTTTATTTAATCATAATTGGATGCACAAACACGATGGTCAAGTGTATTGTAATGCTGTTAGTAAAAGATACACTGGAAGTGTTTGGATTAATTCAGATGTGGAATTTGGGGTTATAAAATCTTCTGGTTTTACTGATTCACACCTAACAACACCAATAAAACTTTCTCAAACTGGTGTTACAGGATTAGTAGGTTTTACTGCCACTTCTATTATAGGTTCACTTAATGAACTTAAAGCAGCAGGTGGTGGTGGCGGTTACTGGAGTAGAGGAACTGATGTTATTTATCCTACTACTTTAACAGATAAATTGGGATTAGGAACAGATAATCCTACATATCAATTTTCGTTAACTGAATCTATAGGAATGGTAAAAACTACCTCACCATTAACAGGGGTCATTTATAAGGGAACAGATCCTTTTATCCATGATTTTAGCCATCCTACTGGTAATACAGCGATACCAGTAGGAAGAAACGTATTCATAGGTGGTGCGGGGAACTTTACCGCTGGGAGTGCCGCCACCTCAATATCCCATGCATCTTACAATTTTGGTGCGGGTTATCAATCATTGGCAAATCTTTATTTAGGTAGCTACAACTTTGGTGGTGGATACCAAACTCTCTTTTCTTTGACAAACGGGAGTTATAATTTTGCTGGCGGTTTTCAAGCTTTATATAATCTAACTACGGGTAGTTATAATTTTGCTGGTGGCTCCAGGTGTCTTTTTTCCTTGACTTCAGGAACTAATAACTTTACAGGAGGAAAAGAGGCTTTATATTTTTTAACTACGGGTGGTTATAATTTTGGAGGTGGAACCCAATCCCTATATTATTTAACCACTGGAAATGAGAATGTTGCCTGTGGTTATTATGCAGGTGCTGTATTAGCAAACGGTTCAACACATAATACAATATCAAATTATGGAACCTTTATCGGCTCCAGAACTAAAGCATTAGTCAATAATGGAACAAATGAAACAGTAATAGGTTTTAATGCCATAGGGGCTGGGTCAAACAGCGTCGTCCTTGGAAGTGATGCTGTGATTACTACGTTGCTAAAAGGTAATGTTGGGTTAGGGAAAACACCCGATTACAAATTTCATGTATATGGCAATGATGCTAATATCGTTTGTCAATCTATTGATAGTGACGAAGGAACAACTTTAGGCTTGTATAAGGGTGTTGGAGTATTACCAGGTTATCCAACTCAATACCATCCAACGATAAAAACTAATTGTTTGGCTTTGTATTTTTCTACTAATGGAAAATTTACAGGAGCTATGAGTAGTAATGCCACAGGTAATTCTTGGTTGAATTTATTTGACAGTGAGGGAACAACAACAGCCAAGGTACAGATAAGTACTAAAGGAGATTCATGGTCTAACGGTGGCAACGTAGGTTATGGTACATCTACGCCCAACCACTTAGTCCATGTTTACGATGGAGACGTAGTAGTAGAATCAAGCGATACTAATTTTGGTACAAAACTTGGGTTGTACAAAACTATTGGGGCGTTACCTGGTT